GTTGATCGACAACCGCTGCCGGGCGATCTGTAAGCATGGCGAGCCGAGCGAGGAGACGGCGAAGATTCTGGAAGAAATACGGCAGTTGATCCCCTACGAATTGACGAGCCTGCTCGTCTGAGCGAACCCACCGGAATTGCCGGATAGTTGCACAACACGCCGCAGATAACGCCACCACGCCCCGCTGCTGACGGCATTGACTGGCCGACGAGCGGGGCGTGGTGCGCTCTTGAAATCAGAGACGGTCATGGCAAAGTGGATCAGCGTTGAGAAGCGTCTGCCGGAACGCGGCGAGCGTGTCATTGTCGCCCACCGTCGATACGAGTGGTCGAACACGCGCCACAAGCACTACAGGCTGAAGCGGCTTGGAGTTCAACCCGCAACCTACTGGCTGAAAGGCCATATGGGGCTGCAATTTTGCTGCTCGGATGGTGGCGTTGTGAAAGAGCCGGTCGCGTGGATGCCGATGCCAGAGCCGCCGGTGCGCTACTGAGCGAACCTAGCGTCGCGCCCGGCGGTTGAGGGCATTTCGGAACTGGACATCGCGCGTACATTCGCGCTATGGCCTTCACGATCCATCACGGCGACTGCCGCGAAGTCATGGCGACGCTCGACGCCGAGAGCGTTGACGCCATCGTGAGCGATCCGCCCTACGGGTTGTCCTTCATGGGCAAGGGCTGGGATCACGGCGTGCCGGGCGTGGAGTTCTGGGCCGAAGCTCTCCGCGTGGCGAAGCCAGGAGCCCACCTGCTCGCGTTCGGCGGGACTCGCACCTATCACCGGCTCGCGTGTGCCATTGAGGACGCTGGCTGGGAGATTCGGGATTGCGTCATGTGGGTGTACGGCAGCGGCTTCCCTAAGTCGCACAACCTCAAAGGCGAATGGCAAGGCTGGGGCACGGCCCTGAAGCCCGCCTGGGAGCCGATCATCGTGGCCCGCAAGCCGCTCGTCGGCACCGTCGCCGAGAACGTGCTGACGCATGGCACGGGGGCGATCAACGTGGATGGGTGCAGGGTGGGAATCGCATCCGGCGATCAGAAGTCAGAAGGCGGCCGGAAGCTTGCTCGCCATCAAGAGACAAACGGATTTGACGGTGGCTGGAAATCAAAGACCACGAATCTTGATGACGGCCTCGGCCGCTGGCCAGCGAACCTCATCCACGACGGCAGCGAGGAGGTGGTGGGGCTGTTTCCGCAAGCGAACGGCAACAGCAACAACTCGCACGCTGATTGCCAAGCCGGATTCGGAGGAAGGCGTAGGACGATGGGCGGAATGGGCCGCGCCGACTCCGGCTCTGCCGCCCGCTTCTTCTACTGCGCCAAGGCGAGCAAGGCGGATCGGGATGAAGGGTGCGAGGGGCTGGCGGAGCGAGATCGTGCAGACCAGTCTGCTTGGGTTCGGAAATGCAACGTCTGCGGAGACACCTTTTGTGACCCAAAGACAAGTAAGCCTCATTGCGGCCACGACGATTTTTCTTTTGTCTCGCCGTCCCCGCGCCGCAACCACCACCCCACCGTGAAGCCCACCGACCTCATGCGTTACCTCTGCCGCCTCGTCACGCCACCCGGCGGCGTTGTGCTTGACCCGTTCACGGGAAGCGGCTCCACGGGCAAGGCCGCGACCCTTGAGGGCTTCCGGTTCATCGGCATCGAACGCGAGGCGGAATACGTTGAGATCGCCAAGGCGAGGATCGCGGCGGTTGATGCTGGGGCCGGGCCTCTGTTCGCTTGAAGTGCGCTATAGCGGCGAGAGACGCCCGCCACCCCCTCACTCGCGACCGCCGGCCGTGCCATTCTGCTAGGGAATCCCCCAACGGTTCCCGAGCAGGCCAATGCCGTCCTACCTTCGCGAAATTGCCGACGCTCTTGCGGCCAGCCTCAATACCGTGTCGTGGGAACTTTCGCCGATCACGATCGAGCGAAAGAACTGGGTCACGGTCGACATTGAGGGCATGGCGAACCCCGTGATTTACGTCACGCCGGGCAACGCCGACGTGCAACGCATCGGTCGCCAGCAGAGCCAGATCGACTACACGGCCCACGTCTTCATCGGCCGCCACGTCTCGACCGACCAGGAGGTCGACCAGATGATCGACCTGGCCGGCGAGGTGCTGCTCCAGATCCGGGCGCACGATTTCACCGACGTTGAGGAATGGCCCGGTGGCGTCACGAGCCCCGAGAGCTCTAGTATCGAGATCAACCCAGACGACGCTCTCAACGACCGCAACGTCTGGCGGGCAGTCATCACGGCTACCTACCGGGTGCTTGAGAGTGATAATCTCCCGGTGGAGTGACGCATGGCTGGACTCTCTGGAGTCGGGCAGGCACTCAGCGGCAAGGGCAACCTAGTCCCGCCCGCCTTTCGCTTCAAGGCGAAGATGAATTTCGCCCACGTCAAAAAGAAGGTGAAGAGCGGAAACCTCAAAGCCCTCGACCGGGCAGGCACCATCGTCCGCCAATCGTCGAAGAAGCAGTTTTCGCACCGCAACGTGAAGACCAAGCCGAAGTGGACGCTCGTCGGAAAAAAGGACGGCGAAAACGTGCTGGCGATGGATTTCCGCCCGCCGATCGCAGGCAAGATCACAAGCTGGAAGAACCCTCGCGGGCGAGGTGCGACGCGGACGGGCTTCCTGCGGACGCTCATTCGCTACGCGGTCGACAACCGCCGCGAGTCTGTGGTGATCGGCCCGACCGACGCCGCAACGTGGCTCAACAAATTGCAGGAGTTTGGCGGGTCCGCCAGGCGAGTGCTCCGGCTTGTCGGTCGCTACCCAACGAACCCAAAGCGGCCGAATCGGATTCTCGAACAAAACCCGCCACCGGCCAGCCTGTTGGGCGCGTCCGGTCGCCGCCGGAAAAATCGTGGGTGGTACGCAGCGCAAGCGGCATACGTCGGCGTCTGGATCGACCCGGCCCACACGCGGCGTCGCAAGACTATGGACTTGGCTTCCAGCGACGGCAAGGTGCCGCCAGGGCGGTTCATGCGAAAGGGTTTGGCCGCCAAGTTGCCGAAGCTCGCCCAGCAGTGGCGCGGGCAAATCTCTGGACCGTGACCGAGGGCTCACACCCCCTACGGTCGCCGCCCTGCCGCTCCTAGTTTGAGCGTATCGCCGCACGCAGGCGACATCGCACACACAGGAGGGCAGAAATGTCCGGCTCTTTTACCATCGTCCTCGGCAAAGACGTGACGCTTACCGGCGTCACCGGGGCGCGCAGTTGCACCGTCTCGTCGTCTGCCAGCGAAATCGACACCACCACGCTCGGCGGGCTGACGCATCGTCGGTTTTCCAAGGGTCTGGCCGAGCAGACCATTGAGATCGAGTGCATCGACGCCCCCGGCTGCGAAGCCGGAGCCACGATCACCATCGGCGGCACCGAGACAGGCAACGCCTCGTACATCGTTACGAGCGTCGCCCAAGCCGAGCCAATCGACGGCATCGTCACCTACACCGTTTCCGGCACCCGCGCCCCAGCCACCTGATCACTAGGAGCCAATACACATGGCAGTCACCCTCGGCCGCAGCGGATCGCTTTCCGCGCCTTACGGCGGCAACATCATCAGCGTTACCAAGACCGTCGAGTCGGAGGCGGTCGACATCTCCAACCGCTCCAATACTTCGGGCGGCTACCGGGTCTCGCGGGCTGGCTTCAAGGCCGTGACTTGGGAGATCGAGTGCCACGATCCCGGCGTTGCGATGACGGACCTGCTGGACGCCAACGCCGACAACGGGGCAACCGTGACCAGCGTGACAGAGAACATCAGCGTCGACGGTGCCGTGACGTTTACGATCACGGTCAGGGGCGGAACCTGACCCGTGGCGATCACGCTGGGGAAGGACTGCTCGATCTCGTTGGGCGGCAACATCGCCAGCGCGCGGAGCGTCACCCTTACGGAGACGGCCCGCACGATCGACGTTGAGGCGTTCGGGTCGCGTCTGGTCGAGGTTTACAACACCGGCTACGACGCGACCGTCACGGTTGAACTGAACGACGCCAGCGACATCAACTTCGATCTGCTTGAAAACGGATCGTCGATCACCGTGTCGGGCGGCTCTGGCAATTGGTCGTTCCCGGCGGTCGTGACAGGCATCTCGGAAACCTTTTCCGTTGACGGGGTCGCTACGTTCTCTGTTGAGTGCAAGATGGCCCGCACAGGACTGAGGTAGCCAATGCGTGAGTTCAAAGATGACGAAGGCAGACCGTGGAGGCTGGCGTTGACCGTGGCGTCGGCGCTCCGCGTCAAGGACATGGTGTCGGTCGACGTGACCGACGAGGACGGCACCAGGCGGACGGTGCCGTTTGACTTGGTCGACGCCGCCTCGATCTCGCAGACGTTCCAAGTGCTGCGGACGCAATACGCCAAGATCGGCGAAGTGCTCTACGCGATCCTCGTGAAGCAGGTCGCGGAGAAGGGACTCGACAAGGAGGCATTCCTCGAAGGGCTGCGAGGCGATGCTCTCGACGCGGGCGTCAAAGCGTTGGAGGCCGAGCTTGTCGATTTTTTCCCGCCGCGCCTCCGCAAGATGATCGGGCTTCTCGCCGCCAAGATGGACGAAGTGGCAGGCGAGATGCTGACGAAAGCGGAGGCGGGCCTGGAAGCCGCGAGCGCGGAGACGCTGATCGCACAGTCTGGGACACCATCTGGGAAGCCGCAGGAATCCTCGGCGTCCACCCCGGCAGGTGGACCCTCCGACAACTCCTCCTCGCTAGAGACAGCCGCCTAGAGCATCAGTGGTGGCACACCGCCAACCTCATCGCCCAGCAAGCCAACATTCACCGAGATAAGCACAGCCCTAAGGCAGACCCGAGAAAGTTCAACCCGTTCGCAAAGAAGACGCGACCCAAGGCGCGAGAGGCAACTCCCGAGGATCTTGAGCGGCTCTTCGGAAAAGACTGGCAGAAATACGCATGAGCGCAGGATC